GTGATTTGGCATGGTGGGGTTACTCCTTTGTCACAAGTTCGGCTTTGCCGCCTGTGTAGGCTTCCCATCGGTTTATGATCACATCGCAGTATTTTGGATCTAACTCGACTAGGTGCGCTCTCATGCCGAGTGTCTCAGCTGCTACCAGGGTGCTGCCGCTTCCGCCGAAGGCATCGAGGATGATCTGGCCTCGCTTTGCGCTGTTGCTCAGTAGTCGGGTGATTAGGGCTACTGGCTTCATGGTCGGGTGCTCTGCGTTCTTTCGTGGTCGTTCTACCCTGATTATGGTGCTGTAGTTCAGGGCTTTGGTCAGGAAGGCTGCGAGCTCCTCCTTCGACATCTTTGCGATCTCATTCGGGCCGTATTCCAAAACTGTGGTGTCGTTGAATGGGCCATACCAGGGATGAGCTGCTCCTGGCTTCCATCCGTAAAGGATCGGTTCGTGCTGCCAATTGTAATCTTGTCTGCTGAGTACGAAGTTGTCTTTAACCCAGATGAGAACTTGCTTCATCATCCAGCCGGCATCGGCGAAGGTTGTCCGGAAGGTTGTGGCTGCGTTGTCTGCGTGGCACACATAAATCGGGCAGCCCTCTTTGGCGTTGAGCCACATGGCTGCGTATGACTTTCTTATGAATTCTGTGAATTGGGCTTCGCTCATCGAGTCGTTCTGGATCGTGAGCTTGTCTTTTGTTCCGCCCTGGTATGCCACATTGTAGGGAGGGTCGGTGAAGATGCAGTCTGCCTTTTGGCCCTCTAGTAATGTTTCCAGCACTTTAGGATCGGTGGAGTCTCCGCATATAAGTCTGTGCTCGCCGAGTTTCCACATCTGTCCGAGTCTGGCTACTGGCTCGTCTGGGGTTTCTGGTATGTCATCTTCGTCTCTGGGTTCGAGCTTCTCGACTTCTCTTTGATGAAAGCCCAGGGCTTCGATATCCCAGCCGGTTTGTTCGAGCTCGAGGAGTTGTTTGGCTAGTTCTGCTTCATCCCATTCTGCGAGCTCTGCCGTTCTGTTGTCGGCGAGCGCGTAGGCCTTTGCTGTTTCCTCATCCCATTCCTCTGGGACATAGACAACTTGGATCTGTGTCCATCCAAGTTGGCGAGCCGCTTCAAGAGTTCCGTTCCCTGCTAGGACTTGTGATCCTCGCACCGCGATGGGTTTGCGTTGTCCGAAGCGGCTCAAGCTTTCTTTGATGGCCCGAAGGTTTCTCTCGCTGTGCCTTCGTGCATTGCGCGGATCGAGAGTTAGTGAATCGATGGACACGGTTGCCGTCTCCATTTTGCGCCTCCTAAAACTCCACAGCTACATACAGATTGATCAGATCTATGTGGAAGTGATGTCGATCAAGGTATAACCCTAATCCAAAGAATGGGCCAATGCCAATCATGACCCAGATGTTTTTGTATCTGAATTCTTTACTCATCGGGGAAGGCGTTGCCTTTTTGGGTCAGGTTTAGTCTGGCATCTAGCAGGTCGTCTATTGAGTTCTGTAGCAGTTGTCGCTTTTGGTGTGTCATCCGGTTGCCGTAGTGATCGGTTTTCAGCATCTCGAAGGCGTGGCGGATTGCTTCGTCTATGTCTGCCACAGAGATGTCATCGGTGATCAGGATGCTCATGGCGAGCATGATAGATCTAGTTACGCTTGTTTTGCTTAAATTGTTTTTCGAGCTCTTGTTCGTGCAGCTCCAGCAGGTTCTCGATCTTAAAGGCGAGGTTTTCGTATCCCCTGGCTCGTAATCTGTTGGCTACGGTCTGTAGGGTAATGGCGATCTCTGGATCTTCACTTATCATTCGGCACTCCGCGTAGGAATTCTACAAGCTGCTCTACGATCACAACATCCCTGCCGTCTATGTGGTGGTGGTAGTCGTTTGCGAAGGCGTGTATCTCTGCGATGATGTTGTTGCGTGTTTGATGCTCAATGGCTCTCAGCATCGATTGGATGGCCATCAGTTCAGCCATGCTTTTCCTGCCTTTTCTGCAAGAAGGCATCTACTTCGTCTTTTCGGTAGTAGACCTTCCGGCCTATTTTTTTAGTCCAGCAGAGTTGTTTGCGGTGTTGTATCTGCCGGAGGTTTCCCATGCTGATCCCTAAGAGCTGCGCTACTTCGATCGAGGAAATTAGGTTTTCCTCTACCACGGAAAGTTGCCCCACCCCTCTTGGGTCAGTTGATTGTTTGCGTTCGGAAAGTCTTTGGCTGTCTTTTGCACTTTTGGCACGATCGTTACCTCGGTGGCGTTGATCTCCAGCGAGTTCTTATCTGTTCCGTCTTTGGCTTTGTAGGTGCTTTGTCTTAAAGCTCCTAGCACGAGAACTTCATCGCCCTTCTTTACTGCATCTACGATCGCTTCGGCTTTTTTTCCGAACATCGCTACGCGAAACCACATTGTTTCTCCGTCTACCCACTCGTTGCCCTTCTTGGATCGTGGTGTGTATGCCAGATTGAATGTGGCTAGGGGGAGTTGTTCTTGTGTTACAAACTTGAGCTCTGGATCATTTCCGACCCTGCCCTTAACTTTGATTTCCATTTGTCACTCACCTTCCATGAGGATGCTGACCTTACCATCATCTTGTAACAAAACGATTGAACCGTCTGGGCGTGTGAAGGGAACATCTTGAGGCTCTTGCCATGATCCAACCATCCAGCCTTTGCGAGTTGCGGCCTCTGGGTTGTGATGGATGCTGTGAGTACCCAGGTTGTGGCAGCTGTGGTGAATTCGTATGAGATTGCTAGCCGTGTCTTTGCCGCCTCGAGAACGGAGTTTTCTGTGATGGTAAGCCATAGATGGGTGTGCTGGGCCGCCACATACTTCACAGTAGTCTCCTGCTCTTTCCTGGATCAGCTTTGTTAGTGCTTTATCCACCTAGTCCTGTTCCTCGTCATCTTCTAATTCGTAAATGTCGTCATCATCTAGGTTTGGTGTTGGGCGATCTATGTGGATCGGAATGATTGTGCTCATCAGTACCAGCCTCCTCTGCCGTTCTTATCTGCTCTTGAGAGCCAAGATTTTAACGCGCCGCAGGGCGTGTTGTATCTGTGCTCAATGTAGCCGAGGCCCCAGTTGATCTGGATGTGTGGGTGCTCCATGAAGTCTGCTATCTGAGCTTTTGTGTTGTGCTTCATGTGTCGTTGTGGGATGCCGTAGTCGTGTGTCGGCGACTTGGCCTTGTAATTCCAGGCTGACTCTTTGCCCCATAGGGCTTTGAGGCACTTGAATTCTCTCTGTGGTTGGTCGAACCGCTTCTTGATCAGGTGCAGCGCGTATTGCTTTGGCTCGAGCTGCTGGATCAAGAATTCCTGTTTTTGGACAGGGGTCATGACCGGCGCGTGTGCGTGGGATGAGGTGACGAGCCCAACCCCTACCAGGGCTACTACGAGTGCTCGTCTTATGAGCTGTATGGCTAGCTCCTAGCCTCCAATGCCTTGCAGACTCCGCAGGTGGCATCACCGTATTTCCATGATCCACAGTTGCATCTTGTTACTTTGCTGTCCATGTTTTCCCCTTTCGAGTTAGCTAAGGACAAGAGAAGTGTAGCCAAGCCTGTCTCTGGTTTCCTGATCTACGCCTCTGGTTAGGAATGTCTTGTGATGCGTTATTCCGTTTGGTTCGTGCAGCAGGATTGTCCGGCCACAGCAAGCGAAGCCGTGATCTACGAAGGCGTTGTATGCGCTGACTGCATCTAGGGCGTTGTCGTAGCTCCACTCTTTCCTTTTTTCATAGGCTGTTCCGGCATCAGAGACCATCTCGATCTTGAATGTGTATTCGTTTTGCATTACTTGCCCTCCTGTATTACTCGATCCATCCACTCGCTGCATGATCCGTAGCCGAGTGCGTTGCCGTGTTCTGGCCCGACCCAGCAGGTGTCGTGTGTTGCGTACCCGAAGAGTATTGCTGCAAGGATCGCTGGGATAATCACCAGCACGATCCAGCCTCTCCTGGTCAGTCTTGTCTTAGTTGCCTTCTCCATTAGCTGCCTTTCCTCTAAAGTATTCGGTTGATGCGCACCACTCGCACTCTGCGAGCAGCTCTCCCTCTGTATCCTGGCCGATGATCAGTCTGTTTGCGAAGCCGCCCTTTGTTCCACACCAGGCGCAGACTGGCTCTTTGGCCTCTGTTGTCATTGATCCACGCAGCCGCATGGCACGAGCTCGCTGCCCTCGTCATCTTGGATCTGTTGTGTGCGTGTGCCTTTGCAGATGTTGCATGGCTGGGTTTCTGCGAGCTTCTTTAGGATCGCTTCGGCCTTGTCGATAATTGCCTCGATCTCTCCGAAGGCCCATTCTACTTCGCTGTAGTCGTTTGTCTTGTCTGCGATCTTGATCGCTTTGCGAGCGCGAGCGATATCGGTTTTAGTTATTGCTTGCATCGCTGGCCATCTGTCGCTCTAGGAACTTAATCATCAGGGCTTCTACTTTTGGTGTGTAGATCGCGGTGTCTCTCTCGCCGATCTCGCGCAGCACTTTGTCTGCTGCTTTGTATTCATCGGTGCTGTAGCCCTGCACTCTGATCTTGGTTGCTTCGTTGCTAGCTGTTTCAAGGATCTGTTGCTTTTGGTTGTAGAGCTCTTGGATCTGTCGATCTATCTGCGCTGCTTTTGCGTATGCGGTTTGCTCGATCTCATCGATCTCAATTGCGTGTGCGCGTAGGTGATTCTTGTACGCTTCTTCGGTCACTTTGTATTGTGCGCTGTATTCCGGTGAGCACTTTGTCCATGAGAGTTTGCGCATCTGCTCATCGAAGGCTCTCTGTCGAGCTTGGCTTAGGTTCTCTTTTGCCCACTTGTATGGGTTGCGTAGATCTTCTTTGCTGATCGCGATTGTTGTTGTCATGTTTATGCACCTACGCTTAGGCGCGCTGCGCGGTTGCAGGTGTAGCACAGGTATTGTTTTGCGCTGTCACAGTAGTTCACTGTGATTGTATCTTCCGAGTTACATTGAGCGCAGTTCTGTACGCAAACTCCCCATCGGTGCATATTTTTTTCTGCGCATTTTGCGTTTGCTGCCATGTTTCTTTGCCTCCATTTTGGTGGGGGGCTTGTGCTCCCCTGTGACTGAAACATTACCGCCAGGGGGTCGAAAGGTCTATTACCCCTGGAAGGGCAGGGTCGGCGTGTCGCGCTCGATTTTGATCTCTAGGCCCATGCGCTCGCCGTATTGCTTTCGAGCTGTAATGGCGGTCACTTGGCTGTCGTCTCGGTATGCAATGGCCGTCAAAGCGTCTAGAACCGCCCTTACGAGCTTGTCTAGGTCGGGAGGGACTGTGGGATGGCTTCGGTTTACGGTGCGTGGTTTGAGGGCCGTGAAGGTCATGTCTAGCTGGATCGGGCCTTCGATCGGTGTTGCTCCGGACTCTCGAGCTCTTAGGGCGATGGCGGATCGCCACGCGGCGAGCGCGGAACCCTGCGAGTGGATGATGTGGCCGTTGATCACCTTCATGCTGCCCTGGGGTATGGGCTGGCCATCAACGCGGAAGTGGATCACAAATGAAGTGTAACGGCCTCCGTCACAATCTCAATGCGATCCCTGCCTTGCTCATCCTTTAAGTACAAGTCGTATGTGCCGATCCGGTCTGGGCCGTGTATGTCTTTTACTGTGAAGTGTTGGTGATTGATAATCACTTCGTCTCCAAAGTTGAGTTGACTTGGCGCAACTATCTTGTCCATCGCACCTCCTTATCGGTGTAATGATTACAAGAATTTTAACAGTTATTCTCTAGTGGAGAGTGAGTTGCGCAACATTTCGCGGATGTTCTTTGGTGGCGGCGCGGCCTTTTTTCTCTGTTCTTCGAGCTCTGCGAAGAAGCGTTGAGATTCTTCGAGCTCTATCCTTCTTCGTTCTTCAGAGGCTTTGCGATCTCTTTCGAGCTGCTCCTCTTTTGAGAGCTCTCTCTGTGGTAGCGGTTCATCTCCCCAGCGATGGGCATTGAGCCAGGTCGCCGGATGAGCTGTGTAGCTGGGATGCCGGTTTGGATCGTTGGCGTATCTCTGCGCTCCGGCAATGATCTCCTCTGGGCTGGTCACCTGCTTTGCCTTGATCCACGCTTTTAGGGCTGCTGCCTTCGCGACTTTGCGTGGATAGATTTTCCAGAATTCTTCAAAGTCGGGATGTTTAATGGATGGATCTAAAGGATGGTTCATGGGGCGTGAAAGTCGCCCCGTAGTTGTCGTCATTGTCGTCTCGTCAGGGATTTCCTGTCGCCCCGACAGATTGTCGCCCCGTAATTTTCCGAGGTTGATTTGATAGAGGTGCGGTCTGCGATCTTCTCTGCATCCAGCCGAACCGCCAGAGTGCTTGAAGAGCCGGATGTATCCCTCGCTTACCAGGCTATTCACCGCCCTCTGGACAGTTCGAACCGAGATGGATGCTTTGCTAGCGATCGTTGCCTGAGATGGGTAGCTCTGTGTGCCCTCATCGTTGGCGTGATCGGCAATCACTAGCAGAACCATCTTCTCTACGGTTGGCAGATCGGTGCGCCATACCTCTGCCATCAGCCGGATACTCATGCCTTCTTCTCCTGTTTCTTTTTATCGGGTGGGTTTGTTGTTGCCAACCGCCACGATGCATTCCTTGATCTGTTCGTAGCTGATTCCGTAGCGCATCAGCTCGTTGATGGCTCGAGCTCTCTGGTTTGGGTATCGCTTTCGATCGCGCAGGGCTGTTCTTTCCACGCTGGTCATGCCTCCCCAGACTCCGTATTGCTCGTTTTCCATCGCGTATTTCAGGCACTCATCCCAGATCGGGCAGCGAGCGCATACGGATCTAAGTGCGTTGATGTATTCGTATTGCAGAATACTTCGCTGCTCCTCGACCGTGTAGAAGAGGTCGGTGTAGATGTAATCTCTACACGCGGCCTGTTCCCAATCTATTTCGCCATACTTGGGCATCCGTGCACCCCCGATGGATCGTAGTATGGGCAGTAGTCCTTACAGAATCCAACGAATTTTTCCGGTGCAGGTGGTTCTTTATCCACCTTGTCTTTGATGTCCTCTAGCCAGGCCAGAGCTTCTAGTGCGATCAGCTCGCTGTATGGCTCTTGTATTACTTTGATGTCAGTCATTTTTCCGTCTCGCGGTATGCCGACTAGGGCCACGCCTTTTACATCGTAACCGTTCTTGGATAGCAGGTATCCGTATGTGTGGACTTGCCAGAGCTTTTGTCTGTCGTTGAGGTAGCGCAGTCCTGATTTTGTTGAGGTTTTGAAGTCGACCACCAGTCCTAGATCTTTGATGAAGAGGTCGCAATGTCCTCGCAGACCGTTGTGTTCGACTTCGATCTCAATCATGTAGTTATCGCCGAACGGATCTTGTCTTGTCATGACTTTTTCCATGCCGGCGTGGATGAATGTTCCCAGGATCGCTCCCAGGCTTTCTGTCGGGTTCATCTTTGGTGTCTGCTTTAGTTCGTGCCAGACCCTTCTTCGGCATCCTCCGAGGCTGCTTGGGCCGATGTCGACTTGTAAGGATCTATCTCGCTGTTGGTCATAGCCTTGCAGCGATTTTGTAACCATGTCTTGTAGATCTATCACGATATCTCCATGCTCGCTCGTACCGATGCGCTCATTGATTGAGCAATTTTCACTTGGGTTTGTAGGCGTTGAACATTAGCTCTAGCCGCCTTCACTTTGGCTTCTTCGACCGCTATGACCAGGTGTTGTTCCTGGTTTGCGATCAGGGCCATGTCCTCGCGCTCGCCGACTGTGTAGTTCCTACCGGTGGGAGAGCTGCGCCCAGCGAGTTCTAGTCTGCTTTTGGCCAGACCGATCTCGTATTGGGCTACTGCGAGGTGGTACTTGGTTTCGCACTCGACTAGGTCGCCGTGTGCGGTGTCTACTTCTTTGGAGAGTTGATAGAGCCTATTCTCGATCTGTTGAGGGGTCACCACTTGGTTCATCCTCGCCCTCCTTTACGATCCGTAGGCCCTGGTTCTTTTGTTTCTCCTGGGCGATGATCAGCTTGGTGGCATCGGCGGAGAGGTCGAAAGGATCGGCTACGAGCTGGAATCCGGCCTTTTCAAGTGCCTCCCCTAGTGTTTCTGGGAAGGTCTGTAGTGCTTCGGCTACGAGCCTGATCGCTTGTGCGTTCTGGATCACCGATACTACGAAGCCTTGATTCGGTTGGAATTTTTTCTGCTTGTCACTCATAGAAGCATCCCCTGATCTGCGCATCGCCAGACGATGCACTCGTTGCCGTGTTTGTTTCTTCTTGTTGTTCCTGTGTCGATGATGTAGCCATCTTCGACCAAGCCTCCTCGGGTCGGTCTGACTGTGTTGCCGTCTATGCCGAGTGTTGCCTGTATTTCGTCATCTGTTGCTCCGCGCATTCCGCATCGCTCGATGAAGTCGTAGATTAGCCGCCTCTTTGTTCCGGATCGCGGCAGAGCTCTTTCTGCCGCCATCACAGAGGTGCGTTGTGCATTCTTTGCAGTTTTGACTTTGTTGTTGTCGATCATGCGAGTTGCTTTACCCTCTTGTTGATCTCATCGAGCAGGGTTGTGTTGTTGACTCGCACCTGGAGGATTGCCTCGTTCTCTTTATAGATGCTTTTGAGTTCTTCTTTTGATTGGATGTTGGGTACGAGGGTTAGGACTGCGGCTGCCTTTGCGAATTCCTCTGCTGTTGGTTCTTTGACTGGTTTGGCATCTGCTGCTTTTGCTCGCTCGACTTTTTCCATCTCGTTGCGTGTTGGTCGAGTTGGCTTCTTGCTGTTTGGATCTGTTCCGAGGTATCCGGCCATGCTGAGTGCGCGACCGGCTGCTGAGGTGGAGCAGTTTTCTAGAGCTGAGTAGCGGTTGACTGGGCTTGATCCAACCATCTCCTCTGCGAAGTCGACCGCTTTGAGGATCTCTCCGTAGTAGACCGATGCCTTGACGATGTATTGGATCGGGCGGAGGGTTTGTGGATCTCGCACGATGTCCACGATCTCTGTGACGAGTCGTAGGTCGGGGTGATCGTTGTGTGCTCTTTGTAACCTTTCGGCTACGGTTTCGTATGCGTTTAGATCGAACGCCATTGCCTTGCCTTCCTGTTTGGGGGGCGCGTTGCGCCCTCGGTTATGGCCCACAATAGGGGCTGGGTCTGACAAGTCCAGCATCCTGGGTTTCCTCCGCGTGTCTGGCCTGTAATCAGTGGCATACTCGGAGGGCAGGGGGTCGCCATGTCAGCCAAAGTCCACATCAGCTTGTTCAACCTTATTGTTGAGGTCGAGTCGGATTCCAAGTATCCGGATCAGATTTCCGATATGAGTAATCGCGCCATCGGTTTGTTCATGGGTGCGATCGAGTTTTGCAAGGCTAATAATTTAGATATTCGCAGCGATGATGTTGAGGATTACATCGATGAGGAAGATGCGTAATGTGTCTTGCCTGTGGTGATTGCACCAAGCAGCATCCCTTCACGATTGATGATGCCATCGATCTAGCTGAGGCTTTGGATCTCTAGTCCAACCAGATTTTGTATCCGGCTGTCACTCGGCCTTTTATTGGATCTACAAAGTGCAGTCGTTGTGATGGTGTTGCGCTCGCCGCGAGCATGACTCCGGCGTATCTGTTGTCGCTCTCTGTTGATCCGGTTTGATAGACCGATCCTGCTCCGTTTGCCATCGGCCATTCGGCGTGGGTGTGGTAGTGGCCTATGTAAACATCTCTGAAATCCCAGTCGTATGCACCGCTTCTCCATCGGTTTGCGTGTTGCACGATCGCTGCTGGGCTAGCAAAGCCGTTGCGCCCTACTTCGTCTCCGTGAATCAGTAGAGCTTTGTAGTTTCCGATCTGGACTCGCTGTATGTCCTCTGGGCATTCTTGCCAGGTCAGTCGCTTCTCGTTTTCTAGTAGTTGTCGTGCGAGCTCGTAGCACATCCGGTCAAAGTTGTCGGATCTTGGGACATTGTCTCTCTTTGATCCAATTCGGCCGTGATTGCCCCACTCTGCTACAACCGTTACCTTCTCGTAGTTGGCGAGCGCGTATCGCACCACATCCACGCAGAGCCTTGAGACGGTGACATATTGCTCGAAGAGCGTTGCATCGATTTCGAAGGCTTGGTTTGGGAAGTTGAATAATCCCTCCACCATATCGCCGCCGAACATGATCGTGCAGTCTTTTACTGGGTGGTCTGCTCTTTGTATGTCTGTGATCCGTACTGCTCGCTCGGCAAATTGCATCACTCTTTTGCGCATGATCTTGGAGTTGTAGCTTGTTGTGCGTTTTGCTCCCTGCCAGTCGGTCATGTGCCACAGGGCTACTTCGGGTTTGCCTTTGCGTTTGTCGATCTCTGGTTGTGCTGTCTCTGGGATCGGGCCGTAGGTCAGCATCGCATCGTAGGCAGCTTGGTGTGTTGCTTCTACCAAGTCGTCTGTTTTGGTCTTTGCCTTTAGTAGCTGCTTTTGTAGTCGCATGATCACATTGCGCAGCTCTCTAACATCGGAGGATTCGATGCCCTCTGGCAAGTTGTTGAGTTTATCTTCGAGGCTCATTGAGTAACGATTCTGTGTCCTAGTTTTGTGTAGCCTTCTTTGTCGATCCAGCTATCTTCATGATCGCGATTGGCAAAGAGTCGTGCCGTTTTTAGTGCATCCATCATGAGGGCTACCTGGTAGGGCGGTATAGGATCTATCTGGAGAAGTGCTCCCCAGATCTTTCCTATCGTCTCAAAGTTTTCCAGCGCATCGCCGTATTCTTTTTCTCTGCTTGCCAGCAGTTTGTCTATTTCGGACATTGGCAGTCGCCTTTGCGATGAGCTCTAATGCTGTCGCTAGATGTCTTATACCCTTCTTGTCGTAGGGCTTTCACGATCAAGTTTGTTGGTATGCCTTTTGCCCAGGCTGCATCTAGTGCTTTTTGATCTTCTTTTGGCAGGTTGTTGTATAGGTATTGATATGGGCATCCATTGGATTTACGCGGTCTGTTTGCTAGTTCTTCTAGCTTGTCTGCTAGTGCCATCTCCCACCTCCTCGCATACGATAACACTCAACCTTGACTTTACATAGATGAAAGGGGCCAGATTTTTGGTCTGACCCCTCTCGTTTTCCCAATGGAGGTAGGGAAGCCTTATGCCTTCTTTTTTGTCTTTGTAGTTTTCTTTTTGTCTTTCTTTGCGAGCTTGTCGAGCTCTGCTGTGACCCAGTCGGCGACTCGACCGAATGCCGGATCATTCTTGTCGATGCCTCGGATCGCTGGGCCTACGATCGCAGCTGCTGTTGCGAATCCTAGTGCCTTGAGGTCAGTTACTCCTGCTAGGTAGAGGCTGACCGCAGTTAGAACAAAGTGCCTTAGTGCGGATTTTAGTGCTTGTACTTGTTGTGCTTTCATCTGTTACTCCCTTGAGAGGTCGTGCGACCGCAATTACATATTTGTAATGGCGTTTTCTTTTATACAC